AGTTGTAAGATCTGTTGAAAACTTAACTAATTCATTTCCTGCAAGTCCAGCAGACTTTCCGAATGTGGCAAATGTTGAAGCCGCATCCATTGCCTGCTGTCTGGTTTGACCTAATTGTGTTGCAGCAGTTGAAGCGAACTTGGTGATTGCAGTAGCAGATTCGCCGAAGATAACGTTTACTTTAGATTGAGTTTCAGCAAGATTAGATGCAGCCTTAACGCCATCAATGCCGATTTTAATAGCCATTGCGCCTGCGGCGGCTGCGGCTGCTGCTAGAGCAACTCCAACCTTCTTACCGACTGCCGCCATCTTATCGCCGAAAGTATCGACATCTTTTGCGCCTTTATCTAAATTCTTATTAAAGTCGCTTACATCCGCTAGGAGTTTAAGGGTTAATGCTCTATTACCTGCTGTTGCCATTAGCCCCACTCTTTCAAAATGCGATCAAATGCTTCTGTCCAGCGTGCAACTACATAAGGTTGCTCTTTCCGCAATGTTGGATAAATAAACCAACCTTTAGAACCTCGACCTTGCCTTCCAGACCAGACCGGAAATTGCTTATATTTATTAGATCCGAACTCTGATCCGCCCCATAAAGTTTTAGTGCTTGCTCCACCGCTATACTTTTGGTTTTCGAAACCGTAAGTAATTTCACCTATCTTAGAAGACTTCTTAACTTTTGAACCTTCGGCAATGCGACTAGCCACAGCCCTAGAATTAAGACTGTGCGCTGAGTCGATTACCTTCCCTCGAATGTATTCAGATATAGCGCCCGATTCGCGTTTAGCGGCTTCGATTGCCCCATCTTCCATATTCTTTAAAGCCTTAAAGACACCGCGAAGTTCGGTTTTATCTAAACCAACTTCAGCCATTGCCGTTTTGCTCCTTAAGTATTTCTAACGCTGTTAAAACATCCTCCGCCGATTGCCATTCACTCATCGGAATCCCTGTGGCTATTGCCAGTTGGATTAAGATTCTACTGATGGATCCTGACTCATGGCTTTTGGGCTATCTGAATCTCCAGCCGTTACATTTGCAACGTTTTCCATCCAGATTTCAAAACTCTTAACAGGCTTTCCGCCAGATTCGCGTTTCATGGCGTTGTATGCCAAGAACATAAGATCCCATATTCCTATGGATTCTTTTGCGTTGCTAATGGTGTTACCTGTTGCCTTTTCCCATTTCGCCCACTCTGGTGGTTGAGCCGTATAAGTCTCGACCTCACCAGAGTTAAACTCGATTTGAATAGGTAGTTTCATTTTTTGCTCCCGTCTTAGTTATTAGGAGAAAGTCTCTACGACTTCACCCTTTGCTACTTTGAATGTGTATGAAACAGTCTGTGCATCTGTTCCTGCTCCACCAGCAGTTGGATACTCTGGCAAGATTGGGAATACGAACTGCGCGCCTGTTGCTGCTGTAAGTGTAACTGAAATTGTTGTATCTGGTGCTTCCGCCGCAGCCCATAGTGCTTCGCATACTGAACCAGTTTTACCCCAGTCTGCAAGCATTTCGAGAGCGAATGTGCCTTCAACGTTTACTGTCTTGTACGCTTCGCCGTCGAGTGTCTGGTATGTCTCACGAACGTTTGTCTTTGTAAGAACTGCTGAAGTCGCTTGTGCTTCGATATCTGTTCCACCTGTGAAAGATAGAGAAATATCGCGACCTGTGATTACTGTGGTTGCCATTATTTATCCTTAGTTTGTTTGTGTGTAGTAAGTGGAAACTCTGATATCGGCAACCAAAACGTTTGATGCACCGACCTGAGTAACTGTTGGTTTTTCTACTGCTCCGATGGTGTATCCGACTGGAATCACCGCTAGAACGCTCATAATCAACTGCTCCAAGTTATCTAGGGATGCAGCGTTATTGTTATATGCAACGCCGCATGAGATCACTAAATTAATCTTTGTGTGTAGCGTTGATTTGTTAATAGTCTCTAATTCTAGGTATGGAGAATCTGGAAAGCAAGGTCGAGGCTCTAAAGGTTGGTTTATTTATCCAACATTGCGGAAAGAGCAACCTTATGTAGTCGCACAATGGACAGAAGCATTTGATCGCATTTTGAAGGAGTGGGGATAATGGCACAAGGTACTAGATCATTAACCCTTAAACTCATCGCAGATATTGATGATTTTAATAAGAATTTAAATAAAGGCTCAAACGAGGTCGAAGGCTTTGGCGGTAAATTAGAAAAGTTCGGCAAGATGGCAGCAGCCGCATTTGCCGCAGCAGCAGCCGCAGCAGCCGCATACGCTGGCAAACTTGCTATCGATGGGGTAAAGGCAGCAATCGAGGATGAAGCGGCTCAGGTGCGCCTTGCAGGGGCTCTAGAGAAGGCTACAGGGGCAACGCGTAACCAGATAGCAGCAGTTGAAGAACAGATAGCAAAGACTGCTCTTGCTACTGGCGTAGCAGACGATCAATTACGTCCAGCGCTTGCACGATTGGCTCTTTCAACTGGAGATACAGCAAAAGCACAAGATTTATTAAACCTTGCCCTAGATGTGGCGCAAGCAACAGGAAAGCCATTAGAGACAGTCGCTAACGCTCTTGGTAAAGCCTACGATGGCAATACTGCCGCGCTTGGAAAACTAGGCATCGGACTATCTGCCGCCGAACTCAAAACAATGAGTTTCACAGATGTTCAAGGCAAACTCACAGATTTATTTGGCGGAGCAGCCGCAGCAAATGCGGAAACATTTCAAGGTCGCATCGCTCGCCTTAAAGTTGCATTTGATGAAGCAAAAGAGAGTGTCGGATTCGCCTTATTGCCTATTATTGAAAAGTTAATCTCATTTATTGTTAATCAAGTTGTACCGAATTTCCAAAAGTTCGCTAGTGCATTCGATCCAATCAAGCAAGCAATTCAAGATAACAGAGAGCAATTTACTAAACTCTGGGCATTTATTGGCGATTACGTCATTCCAATTCTTACAACCCTTGCTGGCGGAGCGCTTAAAGTCGTTGGTGAAATCTTTGGCAAAATCATCAGCATTATTGGAATTGCAATAGATAAAATCTCAGCATTTGTTGAAGCGGTTAAAAACATGGTTAATGCTGTTATATCAGCCTATAATCGCTTGCCAACCCCAGACATCGCCTTAATTGGCGCTAGCGGTGGCTCAATGGGGGCACCATCAGCAATTTCAGGTGGTGGCTCAAATGCTGCAATTCTTAGTGCTGTAACAGGTCTTACATCCGTTTCCTCTGGTATTTCAGGTTTAGCAGGAGCAGCAACCGGCAAGGGCTCAACAGCAGCGAATAAATCTGCATTAGCAAAACTTGAAGCCGATGCGGCAAAACTTAGCGATTTAGTAGATCAACTTATGGGAGTTCAACAGGTTGATTCAATGGCTTATGGCTCATTCCGCTTAGGCGAAGCAAAGTCTATGCAGCAATACAACATCACAGTAAACGGTGCTATTGACTCAGAATCTACTGCTCGCCAGATAGTCGAAATTCTTAACGATTCAAGCGCACGCGGAACATTGGGCGCAGGTGCTTTTGATCGATGAGTGCTTGGAATCCAGTATGGCAATTATCCATAGATGGCGGAACATATACAACTGTAACCCTTGCTAATCTCACGATTACTTCTGGGCGCACAGATATTTACCAACAGCCCATCGCAGGTTACTGCACAGTAGAAATTATCAATACAGACCAATCAGCAGTAGCCATTGACGTAAACGATTCTTTTGCATTGCAGGTCAAAGACTCAACAAACACATTTAGACCCATCTTCGGCGGATACGTCACAGATATTAACCAGAGCGTTCGCAGTAGCGGATCTAACGCAGTAGTTCAAAGTTTTACGGTTACAGCGCTAGGCGCTCTTTCCAAGTTGCCTAAAGTCTTAACCGAAGGCGTATTAACTAAAGATTTTGATGGCGATCAGATTTATTCAATTCTTAGCCCATTGCTCTTTAATACTTGGAATGAAGTTCCAGCCGCTACAACATGGGCAACCTACAACGCCACAGAAACATGGGCTAATGCCCAGAATTCTGGACTTGGTGAGATAGATCAGCCAGGCGATTATGAATTAACTTCCAGAGCATCAGACGTTACAGATGTTTATTCATTGGTTGCAGCGCTCGCTACATCTGGCGCTGGTTATATCTACGAGGATGCGCAGGGCAGAATCGGATATGCAGATAGTACCCATCGCGGCGAATACCTTGCCGTAAACGGTTATACCGAATTATCTGGAAATCATGCCCTATCCAGAGGAATTGCCACATCTCGCCGCATCGGAGACATCCGAAACAAAGTTACAATTACCTATAAAAATGGCGATCAACACACAGCCGAAGATACTGCCAGCCAAGCGCTTTATGGCGTTCAAGCTCAAAACATTCTTACAAGCATCGAAAACGGCGTAGATGCCACATCACAGGCTAACTTCTATCTAGCCTTGCGTGCCTATCCTCAAAGCCTATTTAAAGCCATCACTTTTGAATTAACCAACCCAGAGATTGATAACGCTGATCGTGATGCTCTTTTAGGAATGTTTATGGGTCTTCCAATCGATGTTACGGATTTGCCTGCAAACATGACTGGCGGAAGGTTTCAAGGCTTCGTAGAGGGCTGGACTTTTAGCGCTGGGTTTAACAAACTGCAAATAACTTTAAACGTCTCGCCTATTGCATTTAGCCTGCAAGCGTTTAAATGGATAAACGTTCCAGCAGGTGAAAACTGGACTACAATTAACCCATTATTAGACTGGACTAACGCTACAATAGTAGCCTAAAAAGGAGAAGGAATGCCAACAACAACTAACTACGGCTGGACAACCCCAGCCGATACCGATCTGGTAAAGGATGGCGCTGCGGCAATCCGTACTCTCGGATCATCAATCGATACAACAGTATTTAACAATGCAAGCGCTGGAATCGCTAAAACAATCGTAGATGCAAAAGGCGATTTAATCGCTGCAACCGCAGCCGATACAGTTGCGCGCTTAGCAGTTGGAACAGATGGGCAACTTTTAGTAGCAGATTCAACTGCGGCAACTGGTATTAAATGGGCTACTGCTGGTTCGTCAATTCCTGCAAACGCAGCCGCAACAGTGGCAACATCGCAAACAACATCATCCGCAACATACACAGATTTAGCAACTGCTGGTCCTGCGGTTACAGTAACAACTGGAACAAAAGCATTGGTAATCGTAACCACAGCCTTTCGTGATACTGGTGGAACAAACAACCTTGCATGGATGTCTTACGCGGTATCAGGCGCAACAACAGTTGCGGGTTTGTTTTTTGGTGTGTCCCGAACAGTAGATTCTTCGTCTAAAGTAGACTTAAATTTGTTGGGGAATGTGCGACGAAAGTTACCGTCGGTTTGAGTTAAGTACTCGTTGGGTCGGGCAAAATCTTTCCC